GGGTTGCCTGCATCGTCATGCAGCGACTCGTACAGCTCTGTTGTGAGCCTCTGAATCTCCTGCGTGGAGAACGAGTACAGTTCACTTAGCTTTCTTAATTTCATCCTTGATGATTTGAATGACCTTGTCTACTTGTTTGCTGTTCTTCGGCACGAACAACATGTAGTCGCCATTCCCGGTCTCCACCATCTGCTTCAAGAAGAGCTTCCACCTGAGTGGGAACCCGTGCTGGGTACGCTGGTACCCCTTGGTTTCGATGATGAACTTGTGCTCGTGAGACACAAAGTCCGGTGTGTACTCCATCTTCCTGACCATCTTCCCTGAGTAATCCATCATGTCAGGTCGCCTGTTGGTCGACTTGAAATAGATTCCGGGGTAGATGAACTTGTCGACGAGAGTGAAGCTCTCAGGCTCGTACTCGAACTTGAGCTTGGCTTCTTTCAACTTGTCGTAACAGTAAACCTCAAGACCTGACTTGAGTTTCTTGCCACCACGGTTCATGCTTTTACGCCGTGCCATGATGCAAGTTACTGGTAAATAGGTGTACTTACAACATCAAAGCGTCATCTGTTTTCCCACAAGCAATTCACACAGTGGACGGAACAGGCGTGGCCCGGGGCTCACGAAGTTGAATCCTGACTGCTGCTTGCTGAACTCGAATCGTAGTGGATAGTCTAGTGCGGTGGGGTTGCCACCCGTCTCAGTCATGCGGACCTTGCGTACGTGCATCTCCACGGTACGCCTGTCACTCCAGTCCTCTGCTTGTGTCTTGCGGTGCAGCGTAATGAATCCGTCGGCACGGTTCACGAACTTACCACCGCCCTCTGTATCCTCAGCGTAGGGAGCAAGCGGCAACCCATCGGGACCTTTCCTGCGCTGTGCTTCAGTGAAGGCGTGGGCGTTGACCCACACTGCAACCTGATGCTTGTTGCTGAAGGTGAGGAACTCGCTGGCTGCCTCGTAGTGGTACTCGTGTGTGCTGAGTCCACGGTGTGAGCTCAGGTCAATACGCAGTGCGTTGTAGGGGTCAACCAAGATACCGTCGATGCCCTCGTAGTTCTTCATCTTCTCTGCGAAGACAAGGATGTCGTGAACACTGTAGTTCTTGTGGTTGTCAACAAACGTGAAGTGCTTGTTTACCCACTCGTGTGCAGCCGTAAGTTCTTTGTGGTTCATGCGCTTGATAGGCATGTCCATGCAGAACTGCATCACCTTAATCTTGTTGGCCCATGTCGGGTTCTCTGCACTGTAGACAAGCCACTTCCACCCATGCAACATGGATGCAGCGACCATCAGCCACAGCGTGAAGGTGGTCTTACCCACGTTGCTGTGTCCGTTAATCATGAGGAACTCACGCTTGAACCTGAAGTACTCGTCGAACTTCTCGTTCTCTGTGCCAAGGCCTAGTTCAATCTGTCCTGCGATGAACTTCTGAATCCACTCGTAGTCTCTGTCGTCCGACGTGATGAAGGACATGTCACCATCGTTCACCCGCATCTCGTGCCTGACCTTCTCAAGCTCACGGGTAATCTCACCAATCGGCGCGAGCTTGCCCTTCTCTATGCCATCGACGATTGTCTTTCGGGCTTGGTCAAGGTCGAGAGGATTCCGTGCTTCAATTTCACGAACAAGTACGCGAAAGGCTTCGTCCTCTTCGACCCGACCAGCAGCAATGAAGCCGCCCATCAGGTAGGAGGCACGCACTAACGCTGCATGCTTGCCCCCATCGGGGGCGTACCGAATCATTTGAGCAGCTATCTGAAGCTTCTCGTAGTCAGTACGCCCCTTTACCTCGGTAGGGTCTGGCTCTGCATGCTGTTCCGATTTGAGTCCACCAAACCTAGTGGGCTCTGAGTTGATGCAGATGTTGTCGTCGTACGATTCAAAACACGCACGCGATTCGTTGATGCCCGATGGGTCAGCCTCGAGCTCATGCTTTCTTTGGAAGTAATCACAGAGAGAACGGAAGTGGTCCCTGTGTCTTTCCGGGTTGCTAATCTCTACGAGTGCCTTGACTCCGTCACCACTAGGTGAAGTCCAACACGCTACCACGTGCGGGTCGAAGGCAAGCCTAGCCTTAGCATCCTCTACGTCCCCGACATGGTCGAAGTCTAGAACAATGATGCCGCTGTGTTTCTGCAGCGACTCGTCATTGCGTTCATTAAACACACCGCTCCACAGCACGATGGGAAGAAGCTTCTTGGCTTCCTTGTCCCCGCCACGGACACGCTCAATCTTCTTCTTCTGCTTGCCAGATTGGATGCGTTGCAGTGCTGTTTCCACTGTGATGTACAGCGGTGTCTTGTTGTAAAGGTCCTCGAATATCGTTACCACCTGTTTCATGTTTCATGTTAATCCTTAGCAATACCAAGTAGCCCATCAGGTCTAGCAGTGTGTCCTCATCCACGTCGTCTGTCCCCCAGTTCTTGATGCGGTTCAGCTTGTCGTCGATGCGAACTAGCAGTTGCTCGTGTGAGGTAGCCTTGCTAAAGATACGCGCTGGGTTGAGCGCAGCGTTGCCATACCTCCTGTTCTTCTCCGTAAGTAGAGAAGTGAGCTCGCCTAACACGCCCTTGACGTCTCGCACAAAGTCACGATGATTCAAGTTCTGCGACATACTGCTTGATATTTTCTTTTAGTCTCATACCCAAGGCTGTACTCCCCACCTCCAAGTGGTAGATGCAGGTAGCTGCCTCCTTGAGAATCTTGTAGAAGTCGTAGTACCCATCGTACAGTGATGAGTTCTTCACGTAGTAACTCACGCTGCTGTGGTCTTTCTCAAGAGCCTTGGCGATTGACGTGATTGTGAAGTAGTGGAACATTGCCTCTGCAAACGCCACCCGGAAAATGACGTTGCGTTGCTCTCGGTTATGTGGGTCGAACGGGTAACCAATAGCTTGGTAGTACGAGTCCCTCACCTTGATGAGGTCGCCGACATCACGGCGCTTGACTTCGTACTTTGGAACCCACTCTCTTCTTGGAGAGTATCTCTTCAATTTTGATTTCGACTGTGCCATCGTATCTAGGTCCGTAGTAGTTGCGGTACATCCTGTCCCATGTGTGTCCCTTGAGGATGTCCTCTTTGGTCTCTGCACTGGTGACAGCGTAGTCCTCCGCGCCGTACTCTCTGATTACCTTCTTGCCTTTCTTGTACCGGAGCTTTAGTTCGTAGTAGTAGATGTCTCTCATGAGATGAAGCGGGGGCAGCCCTTAACCCAAGGCCACCCCCTAACATCATGAAACAGTTTACCCCTTAGAACGGTACGTCGTTCGACTTGGTTTGCTGAGCGCCTTCGGCACGTGGGTCGTAGACGGATGCCCAAGCGTTCGACTTTGAGAAGCGCTCCTTGTCAGGAGTCAACACGACTGAGACATAGACAGCGCCTTTATCTGTTGCGTACTTCTTCATCTCTTCCAACTCAGCAAGGGTGAACTTGACACGAGCAGAAGACTTGACCTGCGTTACATCGCCGATGAAAACGCGGTCTGCTGGTTTGTTGTTTGTATCCATGTGAATAGAATGTTGAATTAAATTTCTTCGTAAATGTAGTCATTGACTACGGGTTTGTCAAGGAAAAGCCAATCTTTTATTTTGGCGACGGCATGCTCGAACTTGAACTGCCCTCTCAGAATCGTCTCTTCCTTCGCCTTATACACAGCCACCGGGTACGGGTACGTCTTTTCCTGAGCAACCCAAAAAAAGTCATCAAGACCCGCGACCTGCGTGTAGATATACGCTTGAATGTCATAGGAGAATTTGTTTACATCGTACTTGAATCCCGGTATCGACCGCGTGCTCTTGCTGTCGGACACGTACTCCGCGCCCTTGCAGTCAAAGAAGCCACGCACTGGGATGTCGTCAATGAACTCGTTGAACTCAACCTGATAGTCGCCCATCATGTATCCGTCCTTGATGCCGGAGTCAATCAACCGCTTCACCATGAAGTGAGCTGTCTTCCACTCTGACTCCTCAACGAGATGCTTGTCCTCCTCGACAGCCTCAGTCTTTATCTGTTGCACTGCCGCCTTGTACTCTGATGAGCTCTTGGGATTCTTCAGGGCCTTGACTCGGTCGCTCATCTTCTCCATGATTTGGTCATGGTCGATGACTTGATAGGTAGCCTTGGCCTTGTCAGGCTCGAACAACATCATGTCGTACATCGAGCCGAAGGTGAGAGCCGGAGACTCCTTCTTCAGCTTGCCCGCCATATACAACTCGAAGGCACGCATGTCAGTGAGCGCATGCTTGATTGAGCTGTAGGACAGATAACTCTTGCCCGTCTTCTCCTGTAGCTTGAGAGAGAACTCCATTATTTCCTCTTGCTCTTCGCGCCTTTAGCTGCGACGGTCTTATTGACTGTCTCGAGCAATTCGGAATCCTGTTCGGGAGTAAAGGTGTACTTGTCCACGGACATGGCGTAAGCTTGCTGTGGATTCTTTGAGTTCTGAATGAAAGCGATAGCTTTCTCCATAGTCTCGTCGTCTACCTGTGGCTTAATCTTGCCATTCTCAACAGGAGGTGCGGTGATTCTTTCTGGCTTGGTGTAGCTGCCATGCGTGTTGGTGGCATCGCTGTCCTTGCCATCATCAATACAGAACAGTCCGTTGAGCGCGTACTTTCTCGCGTACGAAGAGGCAGCACCTGTGACTTGCGAGCCATCCATACCTTTCTTGTTCTCTTCTTCTCGAGCGAATCCTGAAGCAGATACTTCTGCCTCGCCATCAGATACTGTCACTGTAGCCTGCACATACACTCGACCACCTGTCTCTACGATGGTGTCACTCATCACGAGAGCGAGACCATGTTCTGTTAGAAGGGGCTTTACAGATTCTACAATGTCCTCGCACGAGCGGTACTTGTATTTGCCAAAGGAATTG